TCGTGGGCGCGCGCAGGCGTCTGTTTGGCCCAGCGTGAATCCAGCATCTGGACGTGCGCTTCGAAATAATTTGGCGGATCCTCCCGAAGCGCGGCCCACATTTTTCTAAACTTGGAAACTCCTCTCCCCCCAAGCTGAAAAATCTGCTCACAGATGACAGTCTTTGCGTCATCCGAAATCTTTAAGTCCTTGCACATCTCATGCGTCTGAGTGATGGCACTCTGTAAATCTTTTTCCAGAATCTCTTCCAGATATTCCTTGTCGTATTTTTTTCCGTCCTCCCAGTGGTCCTCCACGCAGAGGTGGCCGTAGCCCACGGTGCGTTTGGAAAGTGAGTCCAGATACACGTGGTCCCTAAACCCTTCGTGTTTTTTTACTGACTCCAATAATTTATCATAGTTCATTACGGACCTCCAAACTGCATTGAGTACATCAATTTTAACAGAGGATTATTATCATCAACGTCGTATTGTGCACTCCATCCTAGATTTCCAGGCCCCAACGGCATGTTTCCACCTACTCCAACGTAGGCCTGCCGAGGATTGAAAATTCTATACATTGGATCATTCAAGCTATAATAGGCATCTTCATGTCTCATCTCATCCCAGTCCAATCCTCCAAGGTAATCATAACTTGCTTGTTGTTGCTCTGGATGTCCTCCTTGGTCCTTTACTATATCGTATAAAACTTCTTCCGCGACACCAGATTGAAACCAAGACTGTGGATTATCCCATGAGGTACGTGGTTCGTCAAATACTCCTGATCCTATTGTGTAATCAGCCATTATCCCATTATCCCCACGTAGGCGGCACGAAGAATCAACGCCATCACGCCGAACGATACCGTCCACACGATCCTGAAGATCGTGTCAACTTTTGCTGAAAGGTGAGAGATGTGGTTGTCAAGCTTCTGGTTGATGAGCTTGAGCTGCCCCTCGATCTTGATGATGTCCTCACGGTTCTGTAACATTTTTTCGTCTGCCATTATAGTAACCCTATTATGCCTCCACGGTTTGCCCTGGCTTGATTGATAAGCCAATATTTAATTTCATCATGTGTCCAGCCCTCAAACTCAGGTCGAAGTTCCAAAGACTTGATTGTTTTTTCCATGTTCTCTTGTTTTTTCCATTGGGATTGTGCCAGGTCAGTTCCAGCAACGCCTCTTGGAGGATCGTACATCCATGTTTGAGGCCCCTTTAATTGACCTTCCTCACCAGTAGCATAGTCCTTCCACTGACCGCTTGGTTCTACAAATCTATTTGAAATCATGTCAGGGCCGTGATAAACAAGAGATTCAGTTATCGCTTGATTCGTATCTGGATTCCTAGCAGTCCAAAATTCCGTGTCCCATGAATCTTCTTCAGATCCACGATACCGTGTACTTGAATCGCCCCGCATGGACAAGTTAGTAAAAGTAGAAGGATCATAGTCATAATAGTCATCATTATCTTTGACTATTCCACCCCCGTTTAATCCATACGCCATAACATTTCCTGATGGATCAACGCGACCCGCTGTTCGCTCTATGTTTCTTGGTATTTCAACGGTTTGATTGTAAGCTTCACTAAATTCAGGGCTGGTTTCTCCCCCCCAAGATTCTTTAATAAATTCATTGGCGCCCTTGAGTCTTTCTATTCCTTGTGGAATAGGATTCTGATCGGCAAGATAAGAAAGAAGTGATCCCTTAAGATTTCCTTGTTTCTGATCAATTCCGTAGTCAAGAAAACCCTGTCCCCAATCATTAATGGGAGACCCAAATATTATTTTTGGATAATTAGCTAAACCGTAAAGCCTCTTCGCCCATTTACCTTCTGGTGCTTCGTTCTCCATCTTGTTATACATCGCCATTTGATGATACATGTCCGTGGATGGGGAATTAGGGTAGATAAACTTGTCCCATTCATACATGTGAGTGCCAGGTTCATAAGTTTCCTCTTCGTCCGTGTTGTATAAATTTCTGTAAAAATTAGTGAGAAGATCTCCTTGGGGCTCGTCTAATGTAGCTGCCGCCGCTGAATAAAAACCTCCTCCTGATGAATCTATGTTTGATTCATATTCAGTAACAAGATCTACGTCTCCAGCAAAAGGAACTCCTGCTTTTATTCGATTTTTAGCTGCTTCATAATTTTGTTTAGGTGTATATCCCATTACATCACTCCCAGTATGCCCTTGTCCTTGGCGTTCTTCATGAAGGGGTTGTCATTGATTCCCTTCTGGGGTTCCGTGAACTTGCCGTCGTTCCCCATCACGGGGTTGCTCACTATTCCGCCCTCGTTCATTCCTCCGTACTGGTTCGCGAGTGCCGCATCGGTGTCGCCTGTGTAGAGGGACGCCGCCGCACCTGGATTCATAACGTTGCTTCCTGTTATGGAAGACCCAAGCTCCGATCCGCTGCTGTAGGCTTCAGGAATCTGGTCAAGGTTCATCTCCGGTGGTGGAGCTCCTCCCCCTTTCCACGGAGGTGCCGTGACGTAAGGGATGTCTCTTGCCTTATCGATTCCCTGTCCTATTTTTCCCAGTATGTCAGGAAGGGCCTTGTTCATGTTGCCAATGGCTGACTGCATCGTGCTCTTTGTTTGGTTTCGCATGTTCTGGTTTCTGCTGGCTGTTTCCATGTCCTTCAGCGTCGCTGTCCATTCCTCGTACTCATCCGGCATCGCCTGTATCAGTCTTTCAAAATTTCTCAATCGTAGAACTTCAGGTAGTGTGTCGTCCATCGCGTTCGTCCAGTTTCTCATGCGGATTGGATTGGTAACAATCTTTCCTAGGTACCTGAACCCAAAGAAAGGTGCCATCGCTCCAACTGCTCCGAAGCTGGCGGCTCCTGCTGCAGAAGATCCCCAAGCTGCCGCGAAGGCGCCTAGTGGAGACCCTGATTTCATTGCACCTGCCGGTCCTTGAAGGACTGTTGAACGCGCAAGGAACGTGCTTTGGGACGGCATTCCGTACTTGAATATCCGGTCGAGGACCGTGGCTAGATTCTTAAAGTCATCGAACTTGGGAAGCTGTGTCTGTATTGCCTTGACATTTTCTCCCCAGATCTTTCCTGGTGTCCTTTCCGCTGCTTTTGTCAGCTGCGTGACTGGACCCCACAGGTCTTCGTAGAAATTCTCCCATCGTCCCTTTGCGTTATTAAAAATCTTGTATTCCGTTACGACTGGTCCTGGAAGGGCTTCCTTGAAGAACTGCTGCATTCTTCCTCCACTTTTTCCAAGTCCAAGTGCAGTGGTTAAAGCGTCTGGATTAATATACATAATTCCTTCCACCTCTGAAATTGAATCATCAATCATCTTGGTGAGGTGGTGTCCCAATCCCTTGTTGTAGGCCTTATCCCCCACGATGTTTCTTAACGCCCTCAGGTTTTCCTTGATGTGTGCACCAGACCATTTTCCTGCCGCCGTTGATTCAATGAGTGTATCGAACATTTGCTGTCCTGCGCGTGAAGGATTGTTTCCTACCACCACGTTGAACCCGTACCGCTTGACGTTCTGCATCGCCTTTCCGGCGTTCGTTCCCCACAGCAGCATGCCGTTGCTGAGGAAGTTCTCATATTCTTTCCACAGCTTGGTAACATTCTTGAATGGGGTGTTTCCCAGGCTTCCAATGTCCGTTTCAAACGCCTTGTAAAGTGCCTCAATGTCATCGCCTAACTGTCCTGTCTCCGCTGTTTTCTGCCAGCTCTTGCTGGCCCATGCCTTGTCCATTCTTCTTTTCAGCTGATAGAATTCCCCAATGCTTCGTCGGCCTGGGTTGAGGATTGTAGTTCCCGTTTCCCATCCTTCCTCCGCCTTGAGGACATGTTTTCTAAGCCACTGGGTGAATGGTCCGTAGGCTTTTCTCGCGTCTCCTGTCAGCTTGGAGGCACGGTGAAGAATTTCCTTCGTGGTTGCCACGAGTGCGTCGTCACTGATGATTGCGCCTGCACTCTTCGCCGCCTCGTAAATCTGCTTGTCGTAATTGACTGCCGCGGCCCTGAATCCTTCCGCCGCCTTTCCTGAAAGCTTAAGATAATCAACCCCCATTTCCATTGTGGTAATGTATGGGGCGAATCGTCCGAGCATGTTGATTGCGCGAATTCTTTGCGCCTCGCCAGCAACTTGAATTCCTGCCTGAATTGGTCGACCGAACGCAGGAACACGCTGGAAGGCGTTTACAAATGTTCCAATGTAGGGTCGTCCTGCCACTGAAAATCTTGGTAGTGTCGTGCCGGCGATTGTTTCCAATTCCGGTAACCATTTATCAGACTTGTTGGATGCGGGTCCAAGCCAGTTGAATGCCTTTGATTTCATCAGGCGCGTCGCCGCACCGCCGATGAACGGAATGTTCATCTGGATTTTTTCCGTCACCGGAAGATTTCTCGCTCCACTGGCCCATATGGCTCCTGGTTTCTTTGCTACTTTTAGAATGTCAACAGGGTCAAACTTCGCCAGTGCCTGTTCCGCCGCAAGTATTTCATGCGGTGTGGGGGCACCCAAGTCCTTCCATAATTCTTTTGAGAGTGGATCTTCACCTTTGTATAGCTGTGATGATGGGGGTTTTGCTTTAAATCCACCAATTGCTCCTCCAAATTTCTTTGCTATGAGATAGGCCGGACGCACTCCAAAGAATGCCGTGCTGATTGCCGCGTCAAATACCATCGCATCAACGGCGTTTTGAGTTCTCTCCGGTAAGGACGGTCTGTTAATTCCC